AAGATGGAAGGTAAGTACGGCTTCCTCAAAAGGGAGGTCGACTTACCTGATATACCGTGCATCGGACCTGACAACCCAGGTGGTCAGATCGGAGGCACTGTATTTCCAGAAGCATTCGATAGAATAACGCGAAGGAAGCCGGATCAGAGTGTTTGGAAAACAAACATATCTGGAGTTCGGGAACCTTCAAAATGCAGGGTTGTAACGAGTGGATCCTTTTGGAAGGATGCATTCCTACAACCATTCTCTCACATAACCATAGAGGCGATAAAGTGTGTCGACACTCTCAGGAAGAGTGTGACCGCGGCTCGCCATGGCTACGAATTTCTAAAGGACATCACCCACCTTGATCCAAAGCGGGGTGCTATCCTTTGGGAAAAGAATAAGGTCGTAATGTCGATGGACTGGGAAAAGGCCACCGACAGACCACCAATCAAGGCAGCACATGCATTAACACTTGAGTTGTTAAAGCGTATGGGTCTTCCGAAGAAGTACGTGGACGCTATCCAGGCTATCTGGCCTGGCGAAAAAGACATGTACCTAAATGGAAAATTTGTCGGGCGGATGCTCAACGGTATACCGATGGGCGACCCCCTGACCAAAACCAACTTGAGCCTGGCCCATGCGGTCTGCAAGAAATATGCAGACAACGTGACGCCGGGACACATAGTTGTAGGGGCTGGCAACGGCGACGATGGAGTATACATCGTCGCCGGAGACGAACCCGAATTATGGTGCCACTCATTCCTAGAAGCATCCGTGCAACTAGGATATGACATCGCACCTAACGATACATATATTACAAGGGACTGGTTCACATACTGTGAGGAAGTCGGTTGTATACCTCTTGATAGGTTCCACACCGTTCAGACGTCTAATCGCCTGAAGGACTTGGAACTTATGCCATACCTAGATCATCCTAAAGTGAGACTAATCCTCGACGTCCGAAAGGACAGGGAGGACTTCTCATCCCACGTGGAGGGCAAAGCCACCCTCATGGGAAAGGATATGGAATATGTAAGGCACCACAGAATCAGCCGTAGGCTGTTTTCTGTTGCAAATGTCCTACAAGACATTTGCTTAGGTTTAAAGTATGAGTCGTATCCAATTTACCTGCCAAGGCAGATATTCGGGATCGGGAAACCAGTTTCTAACTGGGACCCCGATAATTGGACAAGAGCAATTATGACTATGCGCAGCCGTTATGCTCAAAACATAACAGTGCAAGTCATGGAAGAATTAAATGGTGACCGGCCAGAACTCATCTCAAAACTGAGAGGGGTAATGGTGGACGGTCAAAGACACTTTGATGATCAGGCCTATCTGGAGGTACATAACATACCCGAAGATGATCCGATCAAAAGATTTCGATGTCTAAAGGCGGACGAATGGGATCTATTCCCAGAGGGCGTCTTAGAAAAACTAATCATAACAGGTGAGCTTGTCGATGAAAAGACAATCAACAAGTTTTACATGTTTCAGGAAAGGTTGAATGACCTCGTTGGGGTCCCCAAAAGGGACCTCATCGAGTGTGTCAAGGGTATCGGCATCCAACTGGAGCCGACCACCCATGAACACACCCTTTCGGTGGTCAAAAAGTTTTCAAGGAATTATAAGGACAGGCCCTGGGCCCTCAGTGTGAGGAACAAGACCGACCTATACCCTCTAGAAATCGTGGCAGTCCTAGAGAAATGCGACCCACTACGGGTTGACATAGACTGGGACTACCCAAAAAGATTTGTCCGAAGGCCACCGGCTGACACCCCTTACGAGAGGTCAGCCCGCCGACTTTCGGAATGGTTTTGGGAAAACCGTGATGAGATACTCGAGACGAAAGTCTGGACTAACCCACCACCGGTTGACATTATAGCAGACGATCCGATCATCATCCACGAAGTCGCCAACGCGGTTGAAGAACTGGTCGTCATAATCACCGACGATGTAAAGCTCTGCGTGCTTGCCAAGAATAAAGTCTATGACAAGCTCGTCGGAAGAATGAGTATCCACGACTGGGTCAATATTGACGCAGACGAGGGTGCTCTACTCAGAGCTATAAATAGCGGTTGGCCCGGATTAACGATAAAAATTATCGTTGACCAGGGCGCAATGGAAACTTTTCTACTACGTACTGATGCCCTACCGGATGTATATCCAGGTTGGACATCAGAAGTAGTCCTAAGAAACCCCGCCTCACAAGAGGACATATGGAACGTCCATATGCCCACTCGGAGACTAGACGCAAAGTACGTCCTCGATACAATAAAATTTGTATCGAGGAGGGACTTAACATCATGGCGCAGATTGCCGTACCGAAGTTAAACGGTTCTGCAGTTTGCTGGCATCCCTACCACCAGGAACGTACTTGGTCAAGCAAACACTGCGAACAATGTTCGCACCAAATACGCCTGAGCCCTGGAGACAGGGCGTTTCTGGGGTTCAGAAAGACAGAATCCGCACTTCCGGGTGTCCATGTCGACATCCGCCTGTACGGAATCTTCAAAGAAGATGGAAGGTAAGTACGGCTTCCTCAAAAGGGAGGTCGACTTACCTGATATACCGTGCATCGGACCTGACAACCCAGGTGGTCAGATCGGAGGCACTGTATTTCCAGAAGCATTCGATAGA